AGTATTTAAGTTTCGTATCAAGGCACCCTTATACATTGCGAGACAATGGCTGAGACATAGGACCGCCTCAGTAAATGAGATGTCTGCCCGATACTCGATCGTTGATGAAGAGTATTACGAACCAGATGTCCTTCGTGGACAATCCGAAATAAATCACCAGGGATCTGATGGTGTTGTGGACATTGGGGATGCGTTAAGTGAGACCCTCTCTCAACAATATAAGAATGCCTTCAAAGTTTATGAGGAACTCCTAGAGAAGGGTGTCTGTAGGGAACAAGCCCGTGGGGTCTTACCACAATCGACATACACCTCCTTTGTGTGGAAAATGGACCTCCACAATCTCATGCATTTCCTCCAATTACGAATGGATCACCACGCCCAAAAGGAAATCCGTGAGTATGCCACGGCTATTTACGAATTAATTCAGCCCCTAGTACCCCTCTCTATGGAAGCCTTCTTGGACTTTAGGGTTAATGCTATGCAACTCACTGGACCTGAAATAGAAGCTCTAAGTACGGGTAAGGTTATAGAATCTCCAGGTGAGAGAAGGGAGTTTGAGGAAAAATTAACACGGTTAAAAATTAAATGTCCTTAAAAGACAATAACCACAATGTTCGCTATTGCTTCACCAGTGATATTCGCCGCTAACAACAAGAATAAAGGATTCAAGAAATTGAGTAAGAAGATACAAAGAGACAGTGACACTGACGTGGGTAAGATCAAAGAAAAATTCTCTGATATTATCCGGGATGAGCAACGTCGTATGAAGGAGTACCTCAAGGAGCATGATAAGTCTATTAACTTTTACGAAAAGTAAACCACGCTGTACTCGACGAGCTAATATCCTTTTGTAATTTTTTTAATTTTCTCAATGTATATAAATGACAAAGATCGCTAACCTATTCGGATCAGTCAGTGGCCCAATTGAAAAACTTCTCCAACCCCCATCCTTAATTTTTTCGGTTATTGTACTTTACCAAGGTTTGTTCTCTGGTAATGCCGTCCAGATCCCACAACGTTTAAAAGTTCTGTTCGATAACCAAATTTTCCGTTTCATTTCTCTATTTCTAATCACCTTAACGGCATCCAGGGATGTTGAGTACGCCATTTTATCCACCATAATTTTCGTTGCAGTTCTATACGCGTTAAAAACGCCCGCTGAGCGTGAGAAGACTGGACTCATTTAAATTGTGTGTTAAAAGTAGAATGAAGATTCATATTGTAGGATCTGGGCCTACCGGTATGTCCCTAGCTTGGGAGTTTCTCAGGGAAGGTGAACATGAAATAACAATTTACGATAGAAAGATTTCAGCAGGTGGATCTTGGTGGGAACCGGATACAGAGACTCGTGATTTACACGCACATCGTGTAGTGTTTGATCGCGCATTCGTAAATACGAGATCACTGTTTGAAGAGATGGGTATCAAATGGGGTGATATTTTCGTACCCAAAAGTGGCGTCGGTACCTCACGGTATGTCTTGAAGACACTCGGGTTTAGAGACTATATAACCCTCTCATCCCTCCTATTTAATGTTTTTAAAGACCCTGAAAAATACAAATCTATTTCTCTCAAAGATGCAGTTGGTACTCTTTCAGAGAGTGGTAAAACAACACTAGAACATCTACCCCTCATAATGGATGGTGTCACTTGGGGTGTAATGTCGGCATTCGAGTTTGTAAATAATTTAGATCATGTTGGTTTGTCTAAACTCTACACTCAGAAAACTTCAGGTAAGGGTATGTGTGACTCAATGGAAACTGCACTATTAGAGAGGGGTGTTAATTTTTTATTTGGGGTTGAGTTGGATTCTGTAGAATATCGTGAAGATGGATACTCCGCCAAACTCAGTAATGATACGTTCATAAATGATGGTATGTTGTTTTTGTGTGTAGATAATAGCCCAGCTCTCAAACTTTTGGGTGATAACTGGGGTCCGGATGCGGAAAAGAAGGTTCGTTACAGTACGTATGGTGCCTTGAACGTGATTCTTGATTATGAAAAACCAATATATTTGAAGTCTGATCTAGAAATTGCTTGTACAACGGAATGGAATCTACAACCAGTGGTCCTAGAGGATGGTAAGACTGTATCTTGTGTGATATGTGATATTACACCCGAGCTCATGAACACAGATCCAAATATTCTTATACGTGGGGTTATAGACCAATTGAAGGTACCTGAACCAAAAACATCTAGGATTGGGTGGGGTTCTGAATGGAATGGTGAAAAGTGGGAATTTTCACAATCCTCGGGGGTGTTGGGACTCCAGGGACAACTCCCATTTTTTGGTAAATGTCCCAAAGTTGCAATGTGTGGTATGATGTCTCCTAGAAATACACCCTATTCGAGCATCGAGGCATCAGTAGAAGTATCACGAAGCCTAAGTCACCAATTATTTGGGACAAGAAAACCATTCAAACCATTCCTCGTCTCGAGGGTTTCACTATTCCTGATTATAGTACTTATAGTTTTGGTCTTAGTGTACTTTAATAGAAAGAAATGAAGTTTGTAGCTAAAGTGTATGAACCCATGTATGAGTTCAATAGTAAAAAATATATTCGTTTTATAATTCCTCCCAACGTATCTGGAATTATAGAACGAATGCATGCAAATAAATTCCATCTTCTCACGAATCAAAATATTAATAATCCCCTCGATGATACGATTCTCACGGTAAAGGTACCATTCCGTTATAGGAGAGTGATGTGTAAGGTTGAGGGACGCCCTATACAGTCTCTAATAAAGGGTGATGAAGTTGAAATTGAGGTTGATTTCAAGGGTGTTTGGAATGTGGAGAATCACTCAGGGTTTTCTTGGGTCCTCTCTTCCTCGATATTTTCAAGTCCTTGAGGGTCGAAGTCTCTTAATATAAAGAGTAGGCATTTACTCATTTAAAGTTTCACATCTTTAAATAAGTAGATATGACAGTTCTCACCCGAACTGGGTACCTCGTAGACGCGGGACCAATACAGGAAATTAAAAAGGAGCTTACCGTAAGACCTATCGTAAATGGTGATTATGGGTTTCCTCCACCACCTTTCAAGGTTTTCCGACCAGCTAAGAGTGGAGTCTGCGTTCCAAGATTCTATGGAACTGATAAGCTTGGGGAAGCCCAAATTGACAAGCGACCAGAACCAGCAAAATTCAAGGCCAAATTTGTCGGAGAATTACGAGATGCTACACATCAAAATGAAGCACTCGCAGCAGCAATTAAAGCAGGGCATGGTGTCCTTTCTCTACCATGTGGTTACGGCAAAACGACGGTATCCTTGGCCATAGCTTGTAAATTGGGGTATCGCACGATGATCGTGGTACATAAACAGTTTTTAGCTGATCAATGGAGAGAGAGGATTCAACAATTTTGCCCAGGTGCAACAATCGGTATAGTCCAGCAGGACAAGAAGGAGGTTGAATGTGATTTTATAATAGCGATGCTACAGTCCCTCTCCCTCAAAGAATACAGCTTTGGTGATTTTGAAAGTATTGGTACATTGATTGTCGATGAGGCACATCACATTTGTGCGAAAGTATTCAGTCAATCTCTCTTCAAAATGTGCCCAAAACATATTTATGGACTCTCAGCGACACCTGAAAGGAAGGATGGACTCACCAAAGTTCTTCACTGGTTTATGGGTCCGACATTCTTTGCAGTAGAACGTAAAAACCAAGAACAGGTTGAGGTGATGACAATCACCTACGATTCCCCAAATTATAAGAATCCCCCACCTTCCATGAGAAATGGTAAAATTTCAATGCCGAATATGATTACACACCTGGTAGAAGATCGACAAAGAAATCAAATGCTGGTACAACTGGTGAAAAAGGCATCAGCTGGTAATCGACAATTATTAGTACTCAGTGATCGTCGGCTCCATTGTGAGTTCTTACATCAATGTTTCCCTAAAACTTCAGGACTTTACATGGGTGGTATGAAAGAAGCAGCTCTCCACGAATCCTCAAAAAAGAAAATCATATTCGCCACATTCAGTCAAGCCCATGAAGGCCTCGATATCCCAACACTCGATACAGTTATCTTATCCACCCCTAAGTCAGACATTCAACAGTCTATCGGGAGAATTATGAGGGAAACGAAGGGTAAGAAGAACAACCCACATATATACGATGTACACGACCCCTGGTCAGTCTTCACTGCAATGTATTACAAGAGAATGAAAGTGTATAGACAAGGTGGATTTAACATCAAAGGGAGAGTTGTTGAGGAAATAAAGGATGACTTCCCTCAGGGAAAGTGTCTGTTTTTATAATCTAAATAATAATTAAATGTCGGGTGCATTAATACAACTCGTATCTAAAGGTGTGCAGGATGTGTATCTAAACAGTGATGAAGGACACTCCTTCTTTCGTATGAAGTTTACTAGACATACAAACTTTTCACAAGCCCCAAAATATATTAAACATCTTTCCGATAAAGATATGTCCATCAAAATCCCTGTATTGGGTGATATATTGACAGGGTTGTGGGTAGAGTCGAGTTCTCTCAATTCTAATGCAAATATCGCATCCAATCTATTCTATAACTCCACACTAGACCTCTTTATCGGTGGTCAGAAAATAGATTCACAGCATTATGATTATTTTGGAGATATATGGCCAAATTACCTAGCTGATACATGGAATAAATCCCAAGAACTTAATAACAAAACTTCGACATCTAACTTTACATTTCTACCCCTACACTTCTTTTTCTGTGATCACAAAGCGTTTTTACCCCTTATAGCGTTACAACACCATGAAGTCGAGATAAGGATAAACTTCGATGAAGCAAATTTAGCTCTTATAACGGCAGATGAGAAAAAGGCTAAGATTTATGGTAATTATGTATACCTAGACACCAATGAGAGGGAGTCATTAATCACGCGACCCCTCGATTTTGTAATTACACAAGTTCAAAGGATAGAATTCCCTCTAACAACAACTATCGATAATACAGTTGCCACAAATGAGAACGTGTGTGACATTTCATCATTCAACCACCCAGTTAAATCATTATTCTTTGGATTTGGTGCCAATAGTGGTGATTTTGCGAACGATAGGTTTACGTTCAAGAGTGCCGATTTACAAATAAACGGGACACATTTACTTGAACAGATGAGTCCACTCTATTTCCACACAGTACAAAATTATTACAAATCTTCATTTGGGACTTCTGAATTTATCCCAGAAAGTCAAGTGTTGATGTATACACGTTTCTTTGCGTACCACTTCTGCATGAATGCATCAGACTATAACCCCTCAGGTTCTTGTAATTTCAGCCGCCTAGATAACGCCAAACTTACCATTAGGGGTGCAGAGAAGGGTTTAAATAGACCCACTAATCAACCATTGTTTGTGTATGCAGTAAATTACAACATTCTTCGAATCAAGGATGGATTAGCCGGAATTTTATTCGGTAGTTAATGTATATATGGGTAGAACTGTTCGTTTCGACCAGATTTTTGTGTCCAATATGGATGCAAATCCCACAGAGCAAGATATACTCACCACAGTACGGAGTATTATCACCGGTGAGATTGAGGCGGATGAAATTGTCGCCACTCGGATAGGTATTGCTAACACATCACCAACAAAGAGTTTTTCGATCGGGGCTGATCTATTTATGGAAAGTGGTCAAGAAGTGATTTTAGATGTTTCTAAAACGGTTAAGGCTGCGAGGATGAACATTACAGATAAAATTGGTGTCAAAACCACAAACCCCGTCCACGATTTCCAAGTTGGTGCAAACCAGGAATTCTTTATCGGTACAGGTAATCGTGATCTTGTAACCGTGAACGGTAATATTCTCACTTCTAATTTAATATTCACAAACCAAATTGAATTGGATGGTAAAGTTACTATAAATAAAAATGATTCGAATGTCATTAAAGTCACCGGGAATACCTTCACAGATAGGGCGACTGCGGGAACATTTCTGAGTGTAGGTAATGAAGTCGATCCAGCCACGGATTCCAATGTGGCTATATTTGAAAATGGTAATGTTATCGTCAAGAATGGTGTACTTAGAATATTTGGAGATACTCAAATGTTCGGTAACTTGGCCATCACTGAAGAGCCCGCATACACGAGTGTAGATAATCTTGTTGTATCAAATGCTGTCATTTTGATGGGTGATGGTAACAATGGAACGTACGACATGGCTGTTCTTATGAAAGATGGGGGAGCTGGGTCATCCAATGTATTTTTGGGGTACACGCATGCCAACGACAGGTTCAATCTTACGAGGACGTTCGGTGGCCCTGAGACTGCTACATTTGATAGTATATTAGATACTTCAAATACAGTGAACCTTCATATATATGGTGAACTGTACACACAAAATAACGTGGGTATCATAAATACCTCCCCCACCCACACCCTCTCTGTGGGTTCCAATTTGTATATCAATGATGTTGCCACATCTTCGAGTAATTTGTTACATGCCAATGGATATGGTTTCTTTGAGGGTTTGAGGATTGGTGATGCGGGTCTAACAGTTGGTAGTCTCATTACATTAGATGCCGACGCCGCCATACCTATGGTGGTCACATCAACAATTCAATCCCACAGTCTTCAAACAACTGGAGCCACCCCAAGTGGTATAGCCAATACAAATCCAACTGATACTCTTTCAATTGGTAATGAATTTTTTGTGAACGTTCACGCCGATGCTGCAAACACCCTAACGGTTTTAGGGAACACTGTCACGAGTCGTCTTATAACACAGTCGATTCGTGTCCAGGATATGATTGAGGTTGATGGTGATTCTGGTATCACCTCAGATGCGAATGTTCTCATCCACGCAGACACAGATGATGGAGATTCCGTCTCAAATGCGGTGGTTATCAAATCTGGACCACTCGTGGCAAACATGAGTGCAATTGAAGTATTTGGTGCTAGAAGTTCGGCAACCCACCAAAATATTAGGATGTATACAAAGAATTCAGAGAGGATACGTGTAGCCTCTACAGGTTATGTAGGTATATCAAATGTTGACCCGAGTCAGTTGTTGACCCTTGGTGGAAACCTTCAAATTAATCACAGTAATGCGGCTATGTTCGGTAATCTCGAGACAAGTATGAAAGTGTATACAGACTCGGTTGTCAAGGAGACGAAAGTTGAAAATAGGGTGGCCGATGGTAAGGGTATAAACTTTTATGTGAGTAAAACTGCTTCTATGGGTACCCCAAAATTAACGATATTAGAATCGAGTAATGTTGGTGTGGGTACCGCGACACCACAAGGACGTTTCCACACTTCAGGTGGGACTGTATTCATTAACAATCAGGTTGTTAACCGTGGGCCCGCGAGTCATCTTGGAACACCCCTAGTCGTTACAAATACTGAACCCATTATAAACACAAGTGATTTTAAGAATGTTTTACAATTGACACGTGAAGGTGGTACCAACAGCCAAGATGGTGTTCGTGCTATATTCAAAATGGGAAAGCACACCGCGAGTCCAAACACATCAAAATCCCAAATCGATTTAGTGTTAGCGAGTGATAACTACGAAACTGAAAATAATGTGATGACTTGGAGAAGTAATAGGCGCGTGGGTATAGGAACAACTGCACCTGTGAGCCACTTTCATGTTATGTCGAGTGGTATTGGGAATGCTGGAACCAATGGAGTATTAGTACACAATGATGAAAGTCCAAATGGTGATGCTATTGTGGCTGTACGCACGGATAAAACGTCTGGGAATGCATTTACTTCTTTTATTCAAACAAATGACGGAAGTGACCCAGCTGGTTGGTCTATGGGGGTCACCGGGTCACTTGGGGATTTCAGACTCACGAGAAACCCGGATATAATTAACCAATCGGCGTCATCGAAGTTCTTTGTTGGTGGTTCTACGGGTTTTGTGGGTATAGGCACAGATGCACCCCGGCATAAGTTAGAAGTTAATGGTAATGTTGTGATCGGTAATGAACTCTATTTTGGTGGTCTCGTTTCCGATGAATTTAGTAATACTTTTATCAAGGAACGACTGGTTAGTACAGATATATCAGAACTATTAATTTTTAAAGGTAATGAAGGTCCAGGGGCTGCTGGTCCAGATCAACTACGATTTGTTGGTGCACAACAAGTCTTCCAGACATACAGTGAACCGGAATTGAATGAGGGAGCTAAAGCCGCGATGGAAGCGGGTACTTCAAATTTACTTAAACCCGCTATGTTCCTCTCATCCCAAGGTAAGGTTTTGATAGGAACGGCTGACACAAGTAAAATTCAGCAAACCGCAACAACACAGTTGTTTGTAAATGGTGGTATTGAGTTCGCTGGTGGTCAAAAGGTCAATTTCGGTAATTTGGACATATTTGCTTTAAGTGATGGTGCTCGTTTTGAGACCATTGGAGCCGTTGATATGAGATTTCAAAATAAAGCGACAACTGGTACATCTGAACTAAACGCGACTGAAGCTATACGAATTAAGAATACAGGACTCGTGGGGATTGGCACAGGTAGTCCAGACACAAATGTGCATATATACTCCGGTGTCACCACAGACATAGATGTTCTTAAATTACAAAGCCCGGGAACCAATAACAAAATAGGTGTCAGT